CATTTTGCCCCGCACCTACATAATCTTCTATATAAGATTCTATAGCAGCAGCGTGTGCTTGTTTAATATCTTCACTTGAATTAGGTATACCACCTATTTCTCTTTCTGTAACCGAAAGTTTATTATATAACTTATCTGGTCTATTTATAGAGAATCTTCTATAACCTCTACGTTTTAAATAGTATAATAGTCGAGGTTTGTTATTCTCTGCTAGTATTGGCATGCCGTAAAAATGCAATGCCATTAAAACATCTTCAAAAAATATTTCAGCTGTAGGTGGTCTAGATATATACTCTAAAAAAAACGTATTAAATGGAGCTTCCTCCATACTAAACTTTGTTAAACCATGCAACGATCCTTTTGATCCTTGCTTATCTACAGTTCCTGATATATCATAAGAGTCACAACCAAAAGCACCCACATGCTCATTACCAGGGTATCTAACTCCATTTTTTATTATTACACGATTTTGTAAATTTACAGGTGGAATCCAAGACACAAGAAATCTACCATTTTTTTCTGGATAAAAATTAACTGTAGTATCTTTTACGCCCCCAACCCATTGGAAATTACCTTGAGTAACCAAGGTTTTATTTCTCATATCTTCGTTGTAATCTATTTGCTCGTAAATTTTAGTTAGATTAAATAAAGATAATTTTGCTTCATCTCTAAATGCGTGTTTCTCTGTACGAGGAAATTGTCTATAATATTCGTTTAAACCGTCCTGATCATCTTTAAGACCATCAACTTCATTTTCCCAATGTTCTATAACACCTATCGTGATTAAGTCACCCTGGGCGTCTTTAACCGCATCTTTTGGTTTTTCGAATACAGGTATTCCAAAAGAATCAATGAATCCTTCGTAGTTCCATTCCATAGGTATGAACAAGCTATATAATCCTGAACTAGTCTGTCCATTGCGATTTCGTTTTGTAACGTCTGATGCATAGTATAATTTTTTAAAGTTATCACCACCTTTATCTAGAGCATTGCTCGTAGATCCCATCATACACTTACCAACAATCTTGCTACCTAATCTTAGTGTTGTTTTTGTAACTCGCCAGTTATTTAAAATATTATCTGGACGCTCCCACTTACCTGATTCGTCGTGGGCGAGAAGCTTGAGTTTCTCACCGTCATACGAGTTGTCACCTGTGTTCTTCCAGTCGATTGTCGTGTCGAGCCCGTCGATTTCCTCTGGCGCTTCGCCTTGGTCGAGTTTACGCCTTGTGAGTTTTGACGCTGGTACCCTGTAGGCAAGCTCCGTCTTTGGCCTGTCCATACCGTCTTGTATGGGTTTGAAAAAAAACGGGTAGTTGACTGATATGGGTACGACTTTGTCGGTAAACATTTTTTTAGCATCAGCCCCGGATTTTGATAATATCCCAAAGCGTGAATCGGAAGATATTGTTGCTTGATGCACAAGTTCTGATGACGCCATGAATGAAAAACCAGAGCGTCTGTTTTTGAGGTAGCACATACCATAACATCGCTGGTCTGCTTTACATGCTTCCCAGAATATAAAGAAAAGCCTATTTGACTCTCTGTAATCTGCGGCACCAACATCAATTTTGCTCCACTGCAAGAACATATAGTGAGAACCAGTAATGTAAGTAGCCACGCCTCTATTATAGAACCAATATCCTTCTTCACGTCTTTTAAATTCTTCGTCGATATAATCGTACCATTCTTCTTTGAAATTAACTGGGTATCTTTCCCAATCAAATACGCTTTTAATTTTAGTTAATGGTTTAGGGTATTCTGATTTAGTCCACCGCTGTTCTTCTTCTTTATCAGACGAAGCGTAAACATTTTTAGGTGTAGCTGGTAAGGCTATTTTAAGGTTTTGTATTTCAATCACATCACCTACTGTACCGTCTTTACTTATAACTACGACATCGTTTTCAACGTCATAACCATACTCCCATTTTTTATACCTATTATTTTTTTTTAAAACACTAGGCTTAATGTGGTCTTTTATTATTGTTACTAAAGACTGCTCGTACATTATCTTGATCTGCCCTCAGCGAAACCTTTAAAACTTTTTTCTTTAACTTCTTTAGGTTTATCTTCAAGCATTATTTTTTCTTCTTCTATTCTAGCTAATATTTCAAACGCATCGAATATAGCAAGCTTTTTAGTTGCCGCTGCATTTTTAAGTCTATCTGCAGAAACATCATCTTCAGTATTAGTGATAATTTTTTCTTCAGCAACTTTTATAAGTTCCTCAACTGCTTTTCGCCCAGCTTGGATTATACTCTTCCTCGTCTCCTTTGAACTCATACTTAACTAAAATATCATTTGATTCCATACAATAAAGTCTTTGTTTATCTACTATAAACTCAAACTCTCTATTGGATTTAAAACCAACTAAATCACCTTCATTAATACCTAGCGACTCTAGCGTTTTATTTCCTATTTTTACTATGCCTTTATTTTTTTGTTCTGGCTCTAGTGACCAGTCGTCTTTGTTTTTAATTGGCATAATAAAACAACGTTCACCCACAGCTATCCATTTAACCATACGTTTGTAAAGATATATTTGATCATATTGACATAAATACTTGTTATCGTCAAATGTTCTACTACTATCTACTTCTTTACCTTTTTGGTTATAATATCTTCTAAATATATTATGGTGAACTATAACTTCATCACCTTCTTGTATAGGTGTAACAAAAGCTGTTGGTGTAGATATAACAACTGCTTTTCTATTTATTAACTTAAAGTTTTCTATACTAGAATTTACTATAAGTTTATCTCCGTTTAAATCAATTTCATTATTATATCTTCTGCCTTCTGGCATAATAATAAAATCAAAAACACTTCTCATTAATATTCTAAATCATATTCAACAGATATAGCCATGTTAGAATTAAATTTCTTCCATGGCAATACCTCGTCGTTTTTCTTTATAAATATGTTATAAGAAGTATCAGAGTCGTCAAACATAATATGTGATATCTCATGACCGCCGTAAACCTGCTGGCCTAACGCATAGTGCATGGCATCATTTTTATAATCAGAACCGATACTGATTTTTCTTATAACAGTACTCATTACTCCTCAGTTACAACGGTCATACCGTCAATTTCCTCTTCTTTCTGTACTGGAGTATAAGTGCCATCTTTTAAATCAATATTAATAGAACCATACTTTTCTTCTAGTTCTTTTTTAGTTTCTTCAACGCCTCCGTTAACGTCAGCGATTCTATGAAGTAAAGCATGTTTGTTAGCTTCTAGTTGCCCGATTTGATTTAGTAGTTGAGTTAACTCTCCTTGTTGTTCTTGAATAGTTTTAAGCTCTTCAGCTGTAATTGAATTTGCCATTTAATTGAATTTAAATTATTTACTTATTTATTATCACTTGATTTCTTTGCTTTTTCCCAAGTACGACCTACAAAATACGCACCATATACTGTAATCAATAATGATTGAAATATAGGTATGTATGCTTCGTCAACCTGGAAGCCGCCAATGTTACCATCAAAAAATGCCAGCACTGTAAATACAACAGTTAAATATATTAACACAAGCGGCCGAATGTTTTTAGATAAAAATGAATCAGACTGCATATCAAGTTTCCAGCGTTCAGTAATTTGAGTCTGTGCGTCTTGATCTGCTTTTTCTAACAACTCTTGTATCTTTTGTTTAGCGGCTAATCTTTCTTCGTCTGTAGTTGTAAGTTTATCTATTACATTACCTACGTCTTTAATTAATCCGCCTGTTAAAAGACTTAAAAGTTTTTTCATTTAGCTTTTCTTGAAAGGATTGTATGATTTATCAAACGCGCGGCGGGCATCTCCAAGTGGCGCGTTTCTTATATTTCTAGAAAGATATTCCATACCTTTAACAGGATCGCTTTTAGCAAGTGATTTTAATTGTCCTGTTGTTAATTTACCTTTTCTACCCTTACCACCCAATAAAGCTTGTTTAACAGTTGATGTTGCTCCAGCATAACCAGTGTATGGTGTTTTACCACCCTCTATACCTTCTAATGTTTGCACGGCTTTATTAACTATATCTTGGCTTGCAAAAAACTTTTTAGACGCAGCTTCACCTACGTCTGGAGCGTCTGCTACAAAACCTTCAGGAGCACCTGGATCAACAAAAGGTTTTGGCTCTGGTTTTTCTTTTTCAGTTAGTTTGTATGGAGACATTTCCATAGCTGATGCTTTGCTATCAACAGGCATATCTTTCATTAAGTTTTTCTTCTCTTGACCTGCAGATTCCATGTGAGCTACAGACCCTTCCATCATTAAACCTGATGGCTTTCCCTTACCATCGTACATCTTAATACAAGATGACTTTTTCATTGGTGATTTACTATAAGGCATTTTTTTTATTTTTTAGTTTTATTATAAGCTTCTTTTTCCCAAGGTAAGTTTTTAGCTCCTTCTTTAATACTTGAGCGAGGTATTACCTTACCTTTCCAGTATACATTTTTATTATCATAATCAAGATCACCTCTACGCATTTGGTCTATATGAACCATCTCATGATCAATTACTTCTTTCATTTTAGCTGGTGACACTTTATCATTTATAATAATAGTACCATTATTGTTGGCTTTACCTAACACGCCATCTTCCATATCAACTTGATATATTGGAGTATTATTTAATATAAACGGAGGTGTTAGTTTAAAAGCCATTACCATTTAACTTTATCAGCCCACCACGCAGCAGACATTTTACCCTTCTTGATATTTTTTGCATGACGAGCTTTAAAGCTAGCTCTCCTTGCTTTAGATTTTGAATCTTTCTTTTTACCAGCAGTACTCACACCCTGTTGTCCAAACCTAATTATTTTTTCTTTACCATTTTCACAAGCTTTAACAACATGTGATTTAGTCTTGTGACTTGGTGTTTTTCTAGGCTTATTACACTTTAAGGTTTTTTTATCTACTTTAGACACCTTTAGCTTTTTTAGTTATTGGACCAGATGTGTACTTACACTCAGCCATTTTAAGTTTCATTCCAGTAATACCAGAACTACTACCTTTGCCCATTGGAAAACCACTAATATCTAAAGGCCCATCCCACACGTGAGACTCACCTACCTGACCATCAAGGATCGGATTTTCAATTAATTTTTTAACTTCTTTATCCATAGTTATTTATTTTACTTCAAATGTTTTATCACCAACTTTAAACGTATCTCTACCTTCTTTTTTAGCTGCATCTAATGAAGCATAAAAAGCGTTAGCTTGAAATGGAGTGGCTACAGATTGTTGACGTTGATCTGGAGTTCCATATATTGTTTGAGCCATTCCTTGGGTTTCAGGACTGAATACAGGTTTAGCTGCACCCATTTGATTAGCTTGCATTGGAACTTGATATGTCATATCTGGTTGTATACCTGAAGCAGCCATTGTAGGATCCACAAATTTAGCAACAGAGTCTTTATCATGCCTAGCATTTTCTAAATAGTGTAGTCTCGCGGATGGTTTTAAATCTTTATTGTACGCTTCTTTATAATCGTACTTCATTCCTTGTTTAGACATAATTATCTTTCTTTATCGTTGTTTACATTTTTAATAGAAGTCATTAGAACTTTATCTATATAACTACTACCTTTCATTATTTTATTTCTTCTAGTGCTAGTTGGTATATCTTCTTCACCTAACATTATTCTATAAACACGTTGTATTAATTGTTTGCATTTAAAAGATACTTGATAAACATTATATCTACCTTCTTGTTCTCTAGTTTTAAAAACAACTATCCAACCTTGTTTGAGTAATCTATTCCAACGTCTATTGTCCCAACTATAAGAATAAGTACCCATTTCAAAATCTCGCTTACTAAATAAACCGATACAGTCTAAATATATTAGTAATTCTAAATCAGCATCGTTGAGATTATTATTTTTACAAGCCCACTTACGTATTATACGATAATGCTTTAGTAGATTTAAATCTTTAATATCACTAGCATTTAGCCTCATAATACAACAACTACATCAATATCACGTATAACGTAAAAAACTTCTTTATTAACTTCAAGGCGGTTGCTTGCGTTTTTGTCATAAAAAATAGTTTGACCTTCTTTTATTCCTTTAACATCATCACCACAATGAAGAACAGTAGCTTCTTTATAACGAATATCAACTCGCTGTTTGTGAGTCAACATAAGACCACCGTCTGTTTTTTTAACGGTATCTTCTTTTTTCTTTTTTATAATTATATTTCTACCCACTGCTTTCATCACCAACTCTTAAATTATTGATTACACAATCTGTAGATAATATAGTGGTAGCCACTGAAGCCGCGTGTTTGAGTGCG